ACCTTAGTACCGGAGACCTTGCCTATTGCTATGTTTAAGGACGAGGATTGGGATGAAGCAGCACGGCCCATGATACCGGACAGTAACCCACACTGGGAGTGGCCTCGTGAGGCAACTGAGAAGTTCCTTGCTGCCATGCACACAGGTGATACCACTCTGTTCTTTGGACTGCAAGGTACAGGTAAGTCAGCACTACCAATGGAGATTGCAGCTCTGTGTCGCATACCCTTCTGGCGTATGAACTGTAACAGTGAGACACGCGAAGCACACTTCACTGGTAACGTAGGTATTGACTATGATAATGACGGTAAGGCAAGGATCAAACAAGAACCTACCGCTCTCACAGATAGCCTCAAATATGGTGGTATATTCTGCGAGGACGAGGCTTTCAGGCACAGTTCTGCTCTCGTATTGCAATCCCTTCGGGAGAAATCGAGTCGTTTCCTGCTCATGCCGAACGCTAGTGGTATGGACGCAACCGAACGTAAGCTAATAGCCGAGCCGGGTCGTTGGTTCTACGTGATGACTGATAATACAGTGGGGTTAGGTGATGAGACTGGTACTTTCCAAGCCGAGGTCCAAGATGTCAGTACATTGGACAGGATCGACACGGCAATTGAGATGGACTATCTCGGCAAGCCACAGGAGCGTAAGATACTCAACAACTATGCGCCTACACTTAACGAGACACAAGTGAATGGTATGTTGGACTTCGCTAAGGGTATACGTCGGGCCTTTGCTAAGCATGAGGTGATGAGCACGTTCAGTGTTCGAGCACTGTTATCGTGGGCAGACAAGATCACCATGTATAAGGACATGGGTACTGCTCTTAAGATATGCTGGTACGACAAGCTAAGTCAGTCGGACAAGGGTGTAGCTAAGGAGTTGTACCATCAGATCTTCGCAAGCAACCTGTAAGGAGGTACACTATGGCATTCGAATGGGGTCGGAAAGAGTATAAGGACTTAGGATTTACTGAGAACTGTGCTACTGTACTGGAAGTTGATAGGGTACAGGAGGTGATAGCTCGTCGTGCTTCCCGGTATAACATCACGGTAACGTGGTCTGATACAGCACAGACAGCCCTGACTAAGCATGATGTCCGTAATCCGGGACACTATGAGATTGTGCTACCTGTTATCAAGTCACCGTGTACTAACGAGGATCTTATCCGAACGTACATGTTTGTAGTACATGAGTGTGGTCACTTACTACGTCCTAAAGTATGGGACATAGCAGTAGCAGCACAACCTAGTGCTGAGCTTATGTCCATCTTCAATATAGTAGAGGACGATAGCATGGAACGTGATGTAGCAGGCCGTCACCTTGGTGATGCTAAGACGTTGGGTGAGGGCAATGCCATCATGTCAATGGATGGTAAGATATACTGGGAGCAAGCAGTCGAAGCACACAAGGCAGCTGGGCTGGATATAACTGAGGAATCCTTGCTACCCATGATAGTAATGGCAGTGCAAATGATGAGCCGTCGTACTTGGGACGGGTGGTCACGTGAAGCTGTCCTTGAGTGGCTTAGAGTTATGCCAGTAGAAGGACAACCCTTACTTACTGAGTTAGTTAAGGAGGGGTGGGTTGATAAGTTCCGTGCTACTGAGACAGAGTATGATAGCTGGAATGTGGCGTGTGACCTGTATGATAGACTCTATCCACCTAACACACCAGAGGAACAACAAGAGAGGGAGGACATACGTGAAGCTGGTAATACAGGAGTACCAAGGGATGTCCAACCGGATAATCCAGAGGGCGTGGCGGCAGGCCGATCACACGATCCAGCAAGCAATGAGGATACTGGAGATGGTGGAGATGATGAAACAGAAGGGCTCCCCACAAGTAAAGACGATCAAGGTTTCGTTATCAATTGGAAGGACGTAGTAAGTAGTGAACATACACACAAAGGGGTTCAACCCACAGGTGGTGCAATGGGTATCACGTTTGAGGGACGCGAGGTGAAGGGTGGCGTAGCGTTCATGCCTGATAGTTTGAACAACGTGATTGACTTAGCAGCAGGTGATGATCTGGATAGTAAAGACACTGCTTACTATAAGCGCAAGCCCAAAGCAGCTAAGCACTTCTTACACCGAGACCAAGCAGCTAGCGTACTAGCCAATAAGATACGTCGTTACGTACAGGCACAGTCACGTGTTAAGTTTAGGTCAGAGCGTGAGTATGGTAAGATCAACAGTCAGGATGTGACTCGCTTACTACTGCCACCTGTTGACAATGGTAACTGGAACCGTAAGATATTCTACGATAGGACTAACCGTCGCTCCCTTAACACAGCAGTCCATGTGCTGGTTGATTGGAGTGGTAGTATGAACGGTGACAAGCAGAGGTATGCAGCAGCGGCAGCCAGTAGGGCAGCCGATGTATTCGGACGGTGCTTAAGGATGCCTGTCATGGTGTCCTCGTTTACTACTCACGTTAGCAGAAGCGACATAGCAATAATGAAACACTTTGATACACCGATGAGTGACAAAAAGTTTGCAGAAAGTTGGGGTAAGTGGTGTGCTTGGAGTGGTGGTAACAACGACTCGGATGCTGTGATGTGGGCATACCGTAGACTGCTTGCACGTAAGGAACAAAGGAAGCTACTGATTGTAATGAGTGATGGTGCTCCAGCTGGTGCCTATCAGGGACATGGTCACGATGCTTTAGTAGCAGCTACTAGACACATACAAGATAACAGTCCTGTTGAGTTGTTCGGATTAGGCATCAAGTCTGATGCAGTACACATGTATTATGATAACTTCGAGGTAGTACATGAGCTGTGTGATATTAACGGAGCGTTACTAGAGGTAATGAAAAGGAGTGTAAGTTATGAATGACCTGATTGAGAGCGCAAAAGCAGGATGTGGTTCTCACTCATGCAGAAGGCATAAGCCAAAAGGTATGGGCGTTAATGGTCCTTGTCGGTGCTGGGCAATGGTTGATGAATTAGTCACAGAGATCGAGCGTCTGCAACGGGCATACAGACCGCCCGACCTTGTTGAATTCAATGCCCTACAAGACAAAGTCGAGGAGCTTGAATGCAGCCTTACGATCAGCCGGAAAAAGCATGTACTATCAATAGCCAAAGTCTATGAGTTGGAGAGATTGCTGGATTTTGCAGAGCAAGAATTACCGCATGATGTAGCTTGTCCAGACGAGTGCTTGAAATGTGCCTGTGCCAAAGCAGCTACAGAGCAGGAGGATGAGGGATGGATGACCTGATTAGAGAGGCAAGGCGCAACGCCAAGAACTGGGCAGACAAGCCGGAATCAGCAGCAATGTGGAATAGATTTGCCGACGAAATCGAGCGCCTGACTGCTGCGAAAGAAGCATGGAAGGGTAGTGCTAGGGCATATCGCATAGACAGGGACCACTATCACGACCAGACCGTCGAGCAGATCGTACAGATTGCCAGCCTACAAGCTAGAATCGAGGAGCTTGAGGGTGTGCGACAGGCAGCACAGGTGTTCTTGGATGCACACGACACCGGAGATGATGCGACTACGGAACTGGAGTTGCTAGATCAATCCCTAGCAGACACAGGGCAGGAGAAGAACGATGAGTGACATACAGGAACACGAGGTACCAGTGATAGCACGTACCAGACTTTCGGGTATTATTCCTACGATAGGATACGCATGTCTAACCTTTTGCATCTATCTCAGTACGATAGTAGACATGGGCTTGACTAGCGGAGTTATATCGTTGGTTCTGTTTTACCTGCTACATAGTACAAGTAAGGAAGCGGTAAGATGTATCAATAGTTTACATGCTGCGTATACTATTGATATGATTAACATTATTGTTACACAAATAGATGGAACTAATCAGGACGATGATAGTCTAAGCTCAGTAGATGGAGAGGATAGTGAATAAGTCGAGCAAGATGACACTAGCACCACAAGATGGTGGTGTACTGGAAACAATGGAAATGTTCCAGCATAAATTTCGTAGACCAGCAGATTCGCAGCACGATCAGGACGATGAGGATAGCAACGGGTCAGCTACTGTGGGTAGTAAGCCATGTATCTTACCTAGTGGGTGGGGTAAGCGATTGAAGAAACCAAGTAAGGTATACAAGTACAGTGCAGCAGAGGTACTACAGTACAACAGTATACGTGATGAGTTCGGTCCACATACTGCCAAGTCATGGGCAGACAGGAGGTTCCATGAACGGTACGATGCGTGAAATACTTAGCGGTCAAAAGGATCTACTAGAAATTGGTGAGTCTGTACGACTGAACCACGTAGACTGTGATGCAGGTGTGGACACACGTAGGAGGTTGTATATAACACGTAAGCCTGATGTGCTACTTGCTTACTGCCACAACTGTGGAGAGTCAGCCTCACACTATATGGCAGCGTCGGACAGATACAGAGAGACACCTCAAAGTGTTATTCGCAAACCAGCAATAGAGTATACGTCCCCTTTGTTGGTATCCTTCTCTGAAAAAGAAGCTATACCAGCAGAAGCAGAGGCATGGCGTATCAATAATAGGTTAACCCGTACTAATTGTGAACAATATAATATAAGCTATGCTCCTGAGTGGGACAGTATTTACTTGCCCTTCTACGGTATGGACGGTGACATAGATGGACACCAGTTCAGGCCACTACATAGAAGAGGGGGTGCTAAGTACATCAACTTCCAAAAGGATAAGGACGTAGCTTTAGGTGGTATAGCTACACAAAATATAAGTAGGTCGTGCCTTGTGGTAGTAGAGGACTTGGTATCATCGATCCATATTAACAAGGCTGGCTATGATGCCTTGATTAACTACGGTACACACGTAAAGCCAACAATACTACATAACATAGCCAACGACTACAAGAAGATATGTGTGTGGTTAGACAACGACAACGAAGTAGTAATCGAACATGCTAAGCAGATGACTGCTATACTACAATTGTATAATAGGAGTGGTGCTGTCATAGAACTGATTAGTGAGTGGAAAGATCCTAAACACTATAGTGACACCAAGATTAGAGAGGTTATCGATGGACATTCTTGATTTAGATATCCTCACCTTCCTTAGTGAGCGCAGTAATTACGACAACTATGGTGGCATAGTTGACAAGGGGCTGTGTACTAAACCAAGCTGGCGTTTGGTTCAGGATTTTGGTGAGTACTATGAACAACACCCGGAGGTACAGCAGATAGACAGTGACTTTTCACTGTGGTTCCGTATCAACAAGCACCCGGACATGAAGGCAGAGGAGGCAGAGAGCTATGGAACAATCATCACTAACATTCAAGATCGCAGGACATCAACGCCAGTATCTATCTCGTTTGTGGACACCCTTAATAAAGCTAAGCAAAAGGCAAGACTCAACAATCTCAATAATGACTATCAGGGAGGCAAACTGGGCCTTGAAGAATTTCTTTCTGAGGCACAGGCGCTCAAGCCTAAAGAGGATGCCACCAGTGGACTCGTTTCACTGTCGCTTGACGATCTTGCCAAGGATACAAGAGACAACACCGGCTTGTACTGGCGATGCGAAGATCTCAACAAAGCCATTGGACCCATACGAACAGGTGATCTCGCTATTGTCGCAAAGCGCCCAGAGGTAGGAGGTACCAGCTTCCTGAGTAGTGAGTTAACCTTTATGTTTGAACAGATGGGAGACAAGGATGCGATTATCTTTAATAACGAAGAAGCTGCCGACAAAATATATACTCGTCTCATCTCGTCAGCACTCGGGGTTGACTACCGAACTCTTATGTCTGATCCGAAAAAGTACACAGCCGCTTATCATAGCTTTCTCGGAGGACGAAAGATTGACATTATCCATGACACTTCACTGCAAGCAAGCAGCATACGATCACGCTTAGCTGATGGGAACTATGGGTTCTGTGGTGTCAACGTACTACTCAAGGTAGGGGTGCCCGGTAAGCTGGAGGA